AGAAGTACACGCGCTGGGTGAAGTCTCAGACGTGTGTTTGCTGCAATAAGCCAGCAGACGATCCCCACCACCTGATAGGCCACGGGCAGGGTGGAATGGGTACTAAGGCGCACGACCTGTTCGTAATACCTCTGTGCAGGGGGCATCACGACGAGTTGCACGCTGATCCTGTGGCATTTGAAGCGAAGCACGGCGACCAGTTGGTGCTGTTGTTTCGATTTTTAGATCGTACGCTGGCAATCGGCGTACTGGCGTAAGTGGAGAACGCGAAATGATTAACCCTTCCGAAGTTGGCAAACCCGGCGAAATGGCTCGTCTCAATACTCTTGAAAGCATCTGGGTGCAGGGTAAGCTCCGCATGTGGGGCCGCTGGTCATATATTGGCGGTGGTTCCGGCGGCAACATGTTTAACCAGTTACTGGCATCCGGGAAGATAACCAAAACAGCCATCAATGAAGCCCTGCGCCGAATGAAGAAGTCAGGTCTTACTAAACCCGAGCTGGAGGCATTCTTTAAAGAGATGCTGCAGGGCAAGCATAAAAGCTCCCTGGCGTTCTGTAGCGATGATGAAGGTCTCAAGATTGATGGGGCGATTGGCGCACACCTGATGACCGAAAGGCATAAAGGCCTGTACGGCGTAATTGTGGATCGATACCGCCTGCGTAAAAGTAAAAGACAAATGGCGGATGAACTACAGGTAAAGCATCCAGAATGGGCCTATATGACCTGCCGTCGCCGTATTGATACCTGGCTAAGTTTGGCAGAATCGATCCTGTACGCACCACTTTGTGACGCATTCGACACAAATAAGCGAAGATTTAACTTGAAAAGTGAGCCAGAAAGTGTTTAAATTGTGATAGGCTCGGGACGTTAAAGCGCACTGAGCAACAGAACATAAAAAACCCGCCTCTGAGCGGGTTTTTTATTACCTAATGATGTAAATATTAGTTGGTGTTTTTGATAGAGGTTTTTCATTTTGCGTTTTGAATAAAACCAACATAACAATCATTGCCACTACCACCAGCGGAAAAATGGCTAGGTTGAGATACTTCGAAGAAGATAGCGTTTTCCTATACCGCTTTGAAGTTTCATTCGCAACCTTCTCTTTTACATCAATAATTTGAGTCAATGTATTCTGAAGTTCATAAATATATTTCTTTTGTTCGTAATTTGTAAATGCTTGGTTTTCTCTAAGCGGCAAAGAACCATCATGACTACCGAATCCAAGCATTCTAGGTACGAGTGCACCATGAGCATTTATTGCGGATTCGTAACAATCAAACATTTGCTTGTCAAAAAACATTACTCTGACACGTAGTTCTCTTAATTTCTCATAATTCGGTGGCAATTTTTCATATGCTTTCCTTAAAGAACCTCTATTAACGGATTTGCTGAATAATAATATTTGAATTAAATATTCAGTGTTGTTTTGTAATGTTTCAAGAGCTGCATGAGTCTCTATCCCTAGCTTTTCAAATACTAAAAGCTTTGTCTCTTTCTCTTTTGAAGATGATGTGGCTGCAAATGCCAAAAGGCCAGTAATTAAAGCCACTAATAATGTTGCAATTGTAGTTAGGTTCGCTGCGTCCATAAAACCTTCGTTCTTCTTGAAAAAGAAAATCATTATATATGACTTTTAAATATTTCCACTCATTTCTGAGAGGACTCACGGCAATAAAAGGGGGCTAAATGTCCGCAGAACCGATATCTGGTACCGCAGTTGCTTCGGCAGGTCTGGCTGGTGCGAGTGTCTTTGGATTAGCAACAGGCATTGATTACGGCGTTGTGTTTGGTGCGTTTGCCGGAGCGGTGTTCTATGTGGCGACAGCGGCGGACATTAGCCGCATTAAGCTGGTGTGTTACTTCCTGACATCCTTCATCGTTGGCGTTCTCGGCGCTGGGTTGGTGGGTTCGAAGCTGAACTCTCTCACACATTACGATAAGCCACTGGATGCTCTGGGTGCTGTCATCTTCTCCGCCTTGTGTATCAAGGTGCTTACCTTTCTCAACAGCCAGGATCTGAATAGCCTGTTCGGAATGCTTTCCCGATTACGGGGAGGAGGGGCGAATGGTAGTAAATGACCCTGTAATGATGCTTGGTCAGGTAGTTAATGCGGTTCTCAACAGTGATGCTACTGCGAAGGTGAATTCAATTATCTGTCTGGTTATCGTCGGCGTGTTGATGTTTTATCAGCGTCGCGGTTCCCGGCATCGTCCTGTGGTGTCATTCCTGGCTTACCTCACCATCGTGGTTTACGCCAGCGTACCGTTCAAACTCATCTTCGGGCTTTATCCTCAATCCCACTGGCTAGTGATTGTCGGGAATGTCGTGATATGCGCCGCCGTGCTTTGGGCTCGTGGAAACGTGGCGCGCCTAATTGATGTTCTGAGGCAGTCCCATGACCAAAGACGAAATCTTTAATGCCATCCTCGGAAAAGAGGGCGGTTATGTAAATCACCCTGATGATAAAGGCGGCCCGACAAACTGGGGAATAACTCAGGCTGTAGCGCGATCTCATGGGTACACCGGTGATATGAAAAATCTGACCCGCCAGCAGGCTCTGGAAATCCTGACGGCTGACTACTGGACGGGGCCACGCTTCGATCAGGTTTCTGAAGTTTCACCGGCGATTGCTGCTGAGCTTTGCGACACCGGCGTAAACATGGGGCCATCGGTACAGACTAAGTGGTTTCAGCGCTGGCTTAATGTCTTCAACATCCAGGGCACTCTTTACCCGGATCTGATTGCTGATGGCTTTATCGGTCCACGAACTATTAGCGCATTGAAAAGCTATCTTGCGCGGCGCGGTAAAGAGGGTGAGCTCGTCATGCTTCGCTCTTTGAACTGCAGCCAGGGTCAACGCTATCTTGAGCTGGCAGAGGAGCGTTCGGCGAACGAGTCCTTTGTTTACGGCTGGGTAAAAGAGCGGGTGGTTATATGACAATGGAATTAATCATCGGCCTTGGTGCTGCGTTTCTGGCTGCCATCGCTGCGGCATTCGGCATTGGTCATTCACGCGGAACGGACAAAGCCGAAGCGAAAGCAGCCCAGCAGCGAATCGAAGAAAAGGCAGTTGCCAGTGAAGCAGTAGCCGAACGCCGGGTAGAAGCAACGAAAGAGGCCAGCAATGTACAGCAGACTGTTAACCACATGCCTGATGACGATGTTGATCGCGAGTTGCGTGACAACTGGACCCGCAAGGGTTGAGGTAGTGGACACGGCCTGCGATTGGGTTAAGCCCATCTACGGCACGGCTCACGACTGGGATGTGCTGGACAAGCAGACGAAGCTCGACATCCTGGCGCATAACAAAACGTGGCAGGCGAACTGCCATTAGAAGCAAGCAATGTGTTTATAAATTAAAGATCTTCTACTTGTGTGCCGATTATGTTTCCATCCTTACTGTATGGAGATGGATGCACATGAAAGTATTACAAACATTAGGCGGTTACCAAGGTGGCCAGGCCGGGATTTTTCAGTACAAAAGGAATAGCGATGGGGTAGTTATTGATCCTACCGTCGGTATGAATGCTAATGCTGAAATCATTGAGATTTCTAACGATGATTGGAGTGGGATGATTAATCGGCTAGAAAACATTGGCAAGAAAGTAGTTGATTTGACGGAGATAAAACAAGAGATCGCAGAGGAGCTCGGGATGAATAACACTGAGACTGCCGCCGTGGTTGCTATATTGGAACACGAAGGAACATTCGACCATTATGGCGGATTTATCGGTGGCGGGGAGTCAGTTTCAATTCATCTTCGTAGGGATGATGACTAATTCAAGCTGGTTTTAAGGATACAGGCCTCGAATTCACGAGGCTTTTTATTGTCATGACGATGGGTAGGCCCATCGTAATGGCAATATCCCCATAAGCGGATAAAAGGCTCTCAATGTCCGACATCTACCAAATCACGCTAACCACCCAAACAGGAAAAACCTTCACGGGCAAGATGTCACGATGTCAGCTTGAGCTAGTTAGGAGTTTTGTGCCACTGATTTCAGCCTCTATAGAGGGAATTTTGACCTGTTGAAGCTAATCTACTCGGCTGATTCCGACATCGACGTTATGGATCGTCGGACGAAGAAAGATATCCTGGCGCATAACAAAGCGTGGCAGGCAAATTGCGCGGAGCTAAATATCCGCGCTGGCGGATAAAAGTGGGGTTATCTCCTTGAGATGATTAAAAGTACTTAACCTCTTAAGGGTGAAAATCATGAAATATGAATTTGATGGTACTCCTATGTTCTTTTTGTTAGTTCAAGATATTTTAGCAATAATGAAGGAGGCAAATGCTACGGCCATATTAACAACTGGACCAAAAGCATCGTTATGTAAAGCGACAAATTCCAGTAATTTCTTATAACTCGATTTTTGTTCGGCTGGATTGGAGCCTTCTAATATGTTTGAGAGAATTGTTAATAACTCATTAGAATTGACCTGTCCTGATGATGCTACCTCTCGCATGAGCAAAATTAAATTATGTCTGCTTGCGTCAGGGCCAGAGTAGCTATTTTTGACTGAAGATCCTCTAATGCCTTCAAATATCTGTGTTGCGCCATCTCCTTCTGCAATAGAACCTTCAATTGAAGAGTTAAATACGTCTCTGTAAATATTCGTACCTCCTTTTGTTTTCGCGTCAGGAGTTGAAAGTAATTTGATGAACTTTGATTCTTTACACATAAACACCTTCCTATAAGATAACCAAGTTGCCAGCATTATAAGTATTTTATGCGTATCGTTTGCGAACTGATATCACAAAGAAAGGAAAATTAAATGCAGGTCACTATTGATGGTGTCCCGTTCGTTCCTGCCTGCACCTCAGCGTCTCGGATAGGCATTGCCATCACTACCCACAATCGAGCCGACGTTCTGAAGCTGGCGCTTGAGCTGCATATGAAGCATCTGCCCGCCGGCGCGCGGGTGGTCGTTATCGATGATGGTTCTAAACCTGTAGCACAAGTACCGAACGGGGTGCGGTTGGTGCGCCATGAAACATCTCTCGGTATTGTCGCTTCGAAGAACGCCAGCCTGACCGCATTGATGGATGCCGATTGTGAACACCTTTTTCTGTGGGACGATGATGCCTGGCCAATTGCTGATAACTGGCACCTGCCTTACATCGAATCACCAGAGCCGCACCTGGCTTACCAGTTTCTCGATTTGGCTGGCCGCAATAAGCTGAATGACCTTTCGGTCCTTTACCGGGACGGTAAGCACATTGCACATACCGGGCAGCGCGGCGTGATGCTCTATTACCACCGCAGCGCTATTGAGAAGGTAGGTGGTTTCGATCCGGTATATGGTCGTGGCATGTACGAGCATCCTGATCTGGCGCTCCGCATCTACAACGCTGGGCTATCAACCTGGGCATTCGCTGATGTGGTTGGCTCTGAAAAACTGATTCACTCAATGGACGAGCACGAAGAGGTTAAGCGTTCTATTCCCCGACCTGATCGTGAAGCACTGGTGAAACGCAACGTCGCGATATTCAACGCCAGGCGAGACAGTGGTTATACCGGATTCGCATCATATGGTTCCAATCCGAACCTGGTGATTACTACGTTGCTCACGAGCCAGCCTGACCCACAGCGAACAGGGAAGATGAAACCCGATCCGCAGGCGCTGCAGGCTTGGGCAGACTCAATATCCGGCGCGCTGCCGATTGTCCTGGCTGACGAATTAAAAGAGTCGCCAACTGGCGCCAGCCTGTTTGAAGTGCCGCCGGTGAACATGAGCCCTTACTTTGCTCGATGGCTGCACGTCTACCAGTACCTTCGGGCGCATCCTGAGTATCACCTTGTCTGGTGTACCGATGGTACCGACGTCGAGATGTTGCGAGAACCCTGG